TGTTGCGGAGTACGGCCAGTTGCAGGAAACCGATAACCCGCAGTTTACGCCGGTGCTATACAGCCTGGTAAAGCGCGCAGGTTATCTGCCGTTAACCAGTGAGCTGTTGGCCGACACTGACCAGAACATTATGCAGTATGTAACAAATTGGATTGCTCGGAAACACGTTGTAACTAAGAACACTCTGATTACGACCCTATTGAGTGGTCTTAATCCAGTACCGTTGGCTGATCTTGATGTAGTTAAAAATGTACTAAACGTTACCCTTGACCCGGCCATCGGTGCATCGGCTACCGTATTGACTAACCAAGACGGATACCACTGGCTGGATACTCAAGTAGATGGTAATGGTCGCTACTTGTTAGTGGACGATATTACCCAGCCTGGACGTAAGCTGCTCTTTGGTCGCCCAGTAGCGGTAATAGCTAATCGCTATCTGTCCAGTATAACTGGGCCTCCGGCTCTGGCTCCGATATTTATCGGTAACGGTCAGCAGTTGGCCGTGCTCTTTAGCCGCGGCAAATACGAACTGGCCGCTACTTCCGAAGGCGGAGACGCATGGAGACGGGATACCACGGAACTTCGCGCCATCACCCGTGACGACCTGGTTCTATGGGACACTAACGCTGTTGTTTACGGTCAGCTTGCAATTTAAGGGTGATGTTAAATGGCTAAAGTAAAAGCTCTATATCACTTTTTAGATACCGTAGCCTGCAAAAACAGGCTGCAAGGTGAAGAGTTTGTTGTAACAGAAGAAAGAGCGACCGCCTTACTGAAAAGTGGGGCGGTCGTAATTGTTGACGGTAATACTGAAAAGGACGAAAAGGTAAAAGAGTCTCCGAAGAAAAAAAGGAGGTAAAATTATGCGTGCAAAAGTAAGGAAGCCACAGGGAGCTAGAGAAATGGTTATCGATCCTGGCGGGTTATTAACTGTTTTCGGTGATATTGTTGTAAAACCTGGCGGTCGAATTAGTGCTGAACCTGGCGGATGTATTGCGGATACCCTGGCAGAGTTGACGCCTAAAAAGGGGGCCGCTGCTGCTATGACTACTGTACTAGGTGTAGCCCATGCTGAGTTGGTTTTCACAGCAAAAACACGGGGGCCAGGTGGTAATAATATTACCATTGAGTATGTCGACCCTGAGGAAGCCAATGCTACTGTTGCGGTAGAGGTTGATGGGACAGCTATCAAGGTGCTTTTGGTACCAGGAGAGGGCGGGGCAATAACCACCACTGCGAATGATATTATTGCTGCATTTGCGGATAATACCCTGGTTAGTGTAGTTAAAAAGTCTGCAAATGACGGCAGCGGAGTAGTAACTGCAATGGCCGCAACTGCTTTGACCGGCGGTCAGGATTCCACTCCGGCTAAGAAGGGCGATCTGTACTTTGACGCTACTAATGTTTATATCGCTATTGATGATATAGTTGCTGCCGATGATGGGGCGAAGTGGCGCAAAATTACTCATTCTGCCCTGTAAGGGGTGATGGAAGATGATTATAACCCTGGAGGAAACAAAACAGTACTTGAGAATAGATAATAACGAAGAAGATGGGCTTATTACTACCCTTATAGATGCTGCCGAGACATACCTGGAGAACGCAACAGGCAACAAATTTGACGAAACAAACCATCTGGCCAAACTATTCTGCTGGGTGCTAGTTACCGATTGGTATGAGAACCGTGAAATGATAGGCAGGACAAGTGACAGGATACGGCATACCGTAGATAGTATTTTGCAACAACTCTCCCTAGAGCCGGATCCAGAGGAGAGTGAGGTGTCATGAGAGCTGGCGACCTTCGGCATCGGGTAACGCTACTGCACCTATTTTCTGACAAAGATGAGGATGGCCTACCTATCGAAGAGTGGAAGCCTCTTGCTAAAGTGTGGGGTGCAGTGGAGCCACTCCAGGGACGGGAATTCTGGCAAGCAAAAGCTGTACAAGCTGAATCGACCGTGAGGGTGCGGATCCGATATGTGAAAGGCTGGCAGGATTCTGCTGGCAATCTTGTGCCCGTGTCTACAAAGCTGCGGGTGCAGTACGGTGATCGGGTGCTAGGCATTGAATCCGTGATTGATCCCGAAGAGAGACACATTGAACTGCAATTACTCTGCAAGGAGGTGGTGTCTGGTGGCTGAGATATCCCTTGATGGGCTTGAAGAATTAGTTGAAGAGGTTCAAAAGCTAGGAGCAAAAGCAGGCAGGGTTGAAAACGCTGCCCTTCGTGCTGGTGGAGAAGTGATCAAAAATGGTATGTCAAAGCGTGCGCCGCGTAGCAAGATGAGCAAGCCACACCTTGCAGACGGTATAGAGGTTAGCAATGTGAAAAAGAAAGGCTCTGAAAAATATATTGAGATCGGTCCTGGAAAGAGCTTTTTTTATGGCAGTTTTGTTGAACTGGGGACATCGAAAATGGGAGCACAGCCTTTTATGGAGCCCACCATGGCAGAGGACGGGGATAAAGCTACTGAGGCCATGATCTGGCAGCTGAGGAAGGTGTTGTAGCGTGATTAACCCAAAACCAGAGATTTTGCAAGCGCTTGAGAGCAATCAGGCGCTTGTTTCTTTACTGAGTGGTGAAAAAATCTACTGGCTAGTAGCAGGTGATGATGAACTGCCTTATGTCACCTACTTCGAGCTGGCTAATTTTGATACTGATTTTTCCGATGATGAGGCGGCAGCCAATAATATTGAAATACAAGTCGATGTTTGGACGAAGGGCAACCCTCAGAAGATAGCTGAAGAAGTAAATAGGACAATGGTTGGCTTAGGCTATTATCGCTACGGGGCTGCCGACCTTTATGAGGACGATACAAAAATTTACCATAAGGTTTTGCGTTATGAAATTAAGAAAATGAGAGGAGAAGGATAAAAATGGCTGATGAAACAGTAAAGAAAGGTATTCGTGTAGGGCTGAGAGATCTTCATTATGCGCTGCTTCTCACTGATAGCGAGGAAGAAACCACATACGATGCACCTAAGAAAATCATTGGCGCTGTAACGGCGAAGATAACACCAACTACCGATACGCAAAAGCATTATAGCGATGATGCGCTAAGTGAGATCGCTACTGCATTGGGTGATATTGGTGTTGAATTTTCAGCCGACGATCTGCCCCTGTCGGTACAAGCAGACCTCTTGGGACACACTCTAGGCACGGATGGGGTACTGATCGAAAATAAAGATGATGTAGCTCCTTATGTAGCGCTAGGGTTCAGATCGATAAAATCAAATAGTAAATTCCGATATATCTGGCTTTACAAGGGGAAATTTGAGGTTCCGGAAGATGATTACGCATCGAAAAAAGAGACTACTGAATTTAAGATTCCAGTAATCAAAGGCACATTTATGCCGCGGGAATCTGATGGTGCTTGGCAAGCGAAAGGTGACGAGGACGAAACCGGATTTAATGCTGGAACTACTTGGTTCAGTTCGGTATACGAGAAACCGACACCATAAGGAGGAGACAATATGGTTAGCAATGTGAAAGATGTTTCCATATCTATCCAGCTGGATAAAGAACGGTACATTAGATATGACATGAATGCATTTATTGAGCTGGAAGAAAAATTCGGCAGCATTCAAGACGCGCTAGAAGTGATGGAGAGCATAGATCCTGAAAAAAAGGCGAAGAGGGAAAAAGGAAAAATTGTACCACGGCAGGATCTTAAAATTATTCGTTTCTTCCTTTGGGCGGGGTTGGTATCTGAAGATGAAACACTGACAGAGCGGGATGTGGGGCGATTAATTGATTTTAGAAATATAACAGATGTGGCGGCTGCAATTACGAACGCTATAGATGGCGCTATGCCTGAGCTGAGCGAGGAAGACATAAAAAACTCCCAAAGCCCGACCCCGTAGAAAAAGGTTGGGCTTGGGATGAAATGTATTATTTCGGAACGATTGTTCTGGGTATGAGCGACTATGAGTTTTGGCATTGCTTACCCCGGAGATTCTATGCCTTGATGCGAGTACACCAAAAACGCTATGAGAAGACGAGCGAAGAACCTGTCGGATATATCGATCAGGTTCTTTAATTATTCATCCAGGTTGATACTTTCAAGTGTCCATTTATCATCTCCTGCGTATTTCAGGGTACAGGAGTAGTTTGTTCGGATCATAGCTCCGAAGCTATTTTCAGCATCAACATAAGCATCTACAGTATAGCGTCCTTCTCCTAGGTCATTGACGAAACTTTCATCGTACCTGGGGTATTTTGCAGTAGCTGGAGTCTTAAGCCTGTCCTCCATAAACTGGTGTGACATGACGTAGGCGCTGATAGCATCCGGCTCATCAGCTTTTTCTTCATCTGAAGATGAGCAGGAGCTGAACCAGACACATAAAGGCACAAGCAAAATAATAAGTACGATACGACCAATACCTGAAAAGGTTTTATTTTGGGCATCTTCTTTTGTGTTTTCCATATTTTCGTCACCCAAGGTGATCACCTCCTTTCGATGATGAAAACATTTGGCAGAGTGGGCATAAATTCCTGCAGTAAGATAGGGGGGACGGTAGCATGGCGGCAACAGTAAAAGATCTAAAGGCCCGGATTAGCTGGGATGATACCGGCTTCCAGCAGGGCGTAACAAATATAAATCGGCAGCTAAAAGTTGTTCAAAGCGAATTTAAAGCGTCCTCTGCTCAGGCGAGGACGTTCGGAAAAGGCACTGAGGGCCTAAAACTGAAGGTTGAAAGCCTGACGAAGCAATTCGACTTGCAGAAGCAAAAAGTCAGTATATATACAAAGTCTCTGGCCGACTCTAAAACAAAGCAAGAAGAAGCTACAAAAGCTGTACAGGACACAAAAATAAAGCTGGATCAGGCAAAAGCTGCTTACGAAGCATCAGCTCAGGCCACTGGGAAGAATTCTACTGAGACGAAAAATCTCAAGGCCGAAGTTCAGGCTCTGGAAAAAGAATACAAAGCCAAACAGCAAACCCTGGAAAGTACGACAAAATCAGTCGATAATAACCAGATCAAGCTCAACCAAGCTAAGACAGCCTTGGCTAACACTGAGGTTGAGCTGAAAAAGACCACCGCTGAGTTGGAAAACCAAAGTTCAAAATGGGAGCAGCTATCGCAAAAGTGTGAGACAGCCGGGACGAAGTTAAAGGCGGCTGGCGATAAAATATCTGGTGTTGGAACCACACTGACTAAAAGTGTTACTGCTCCTATTGCAGCTTTGGGTGTAGCGGCGAGTAAATCAGCTATTGATTTTGAATCAGCATTTGCCGGAGTAAAGAAGACAGTAGACGCTACCGATCAAGAGTTTGAGAAGTTGGAAACTGGTATTCGTGACATGGCGAAGGAAATACCCGCTGCGGCAACTGAAATCGCCGGAGTGGCTGAAGCTGCGGGACAGCTAGGAATTGAAACGCCAAATATTTTAGGTTTCACTCGGACAATGATCGACTTGGGTGAATCTACAAATATGAGCGCTGAAGAAGCAGCTACTGCTCTGGCGCGGTTGGCAAACATCACGGGGATGCCGCAAACGGAGTTTGACAAGCTGGGATCCGTTATCGTTGAGCTGGGAAATAATTTGGCGACAACTGAAGGTGAGATTGTCGAGATGGGCCTCCGGCTTGCCGGTGCTGGTAGTCAGGTAGGTTTGACGGAAGCTCAGACAATGTCTTTTGCCGGAGCGCTTTCTTCTGTCGGCATTGAGGCAGAAGCAGGGGGGTCTGCTTTCTCGAAGGTCATGATCGAGATGCAGCTGGCAGCAGAAACAGGAGGCGGCAAGCTGCAGGATTTTGCGGAAGTGGCGGGGATGAGCGCGTCCGAGTTTCAGCAGGCTTTTCAAGATGATGCTGCCGGAGCTATTGTGTCGTTTATCGAAGGGCTATCGACTGCAGAAGATCGCGGTTTATCCACCATTGGGGTCCTTGATGAGATGGGCATTACTGAGGTGCGGCTGAGAGATACCCTCCTGAGAGCCGCAGGAGCATCTGATGTTTTCACTGATGCCCTTGAGATGGGGACTGATGCATGGGATGAAAATACCGCGCTCACCAAGGAAGCTGAACAGCGGTATGAAACGACAGCAAGTCAGCTCCAAATTTTGAAAAACAATGTGTCCGAAGTCGCTATTCAACTTGGTGAAATTCTATTACCTTCTCTAACGAAAATAACAGATAAGCTAAAAGATCTTACCAGCAAGTTTTCGGAGTTATCCCCAGGTCAACAAGATTTCATCGTAAAAATGGGCTTAGGGGCCGCTGCCATCGGTCCGCTGTTAATTGGTATCGGCAAAGTGACAAGGGGCGCTGGGGAGCTGGTAACAGGTGTAGGTAAAGCGGCAAAAGCAATCAAGAAATCGAGCGATGATGGGGCGATTGCGTCTGTAAAGAACTCTGCGAAGGTAATTGGCGGATGGATCAAGATGGCTGCATCTGCAGCTATCAACGGTATCAAAGTCGCTGCTCAGTGGACAGGCATGGCAATCAAAGCAACAGCATCTGCAGCAGCACAAACTGCTAAAGGCGTGGCGCAGGTAGTGGCAGGATGGATAAAGATGGGGATTCAGTCTCTGCTTGGAGCTGCAAAAGTGGCGGCTGCGTGGCTGATTTCACTGGGGCCTATCGCTCTGGTTATTGCTGCAGTAGTTGGCCTGGTTGCCGCTATAGTGCTGAACTGGGACACGATAAAAGAATTAGTTATGAAAGGCGTAACATACGTTACGGATAAATTTAACGCTCTTAGAACCGCTGCAGCAGAGAAATTTAATCAAATTAAAACATCCATCACTACCCCAATCAATTCGGCTATAAGCTCCATAAAAAGCTGGATTGGGTCCGGAGTTTCCTGGATGGTCTCGAAGTTTAATGGCTTTAGGACAACAGTATCTGGCATTTTTAACCGTGTTAAATCAGCTATTACCGGGCCGATTTCTTCGGCCATAAGCACAATAAAAAGC